TACAGAGTTCTATGACAGATTTGTGAATATCCGTGTTGCTCTTTACTAGCTCACAAATAAGATTTGTTAAATTTGCGAAATCGGCACTATGTATTGGGTTTATAGTATTATCAGTAGTTTCAATGTTAATTATTTCATTTTGCGCGGATGCAAACATATTGCATTTCTTTTGATGTTTCCATAAACCCGAATGTGTATTGTATAACTTTCCACAACAACAAGATAGCATTACAGATTTTTCTGTATCATCATTTTGTGAATTTAGTAAGTTTTTTGTAAGTTTTTTTAAGTTTTTTATTTCCATTTTATTTCCATTTTCATTTTTCATATGCTTATCGGTTGCTAAATGTCTGGACCAATCAATCTTCATATAGCATTTAAAGTGACATAGTTCACATTCAAATCTTGGTAAGTTTTTTTTAAGTTTTTTTATTTCCATTATTTCCATATATTTCCAATAGAAAAAAAATTTCTAAATACTTATAAAATTAAATTAAAAAATTACAGTGACAAAATGAAAATTATTTTTTTGGCGACCACATGCTAATTTTTCGTTTCAGTCACAAAGTTTGTTTTTCTCCAAGACTTTTTTGGATTTTTGAAAAATGGACAAAAAAAATGTCCAAAATTGAAAATCCCAAAATACTTTTGGGAAAAAAATAAAGTTAATATAATAAATTCCCAAAAGGGCTTAAAGCCTCCTTTTACAAGCGAACCAATAATATCAATGTGGTCTTTGAACAAATTATAAATAAAATGTTATGATACGTCGTAAGATAAATTAATAACTTATTGTCCTTAATATTTTATTATCTCTAAAATATTAACAAAAAGCAGCCAATTTTGCGCAACTTTTCCCAAAAGTTGCTAGGTAGCATACATCAAACCCGCATTTCCACCAACAAAGACTACCATATTAATTCGTTCTTCTATCACATACAAATTATAATTGTATTCATAAATTCTCCAAGTAGGTTTATTAATACCAACAATATCACCTGATTCCGGATCACAAATAGTCAATACTTGTGCTAACGGATCCAACGCTGGAATAACTGTTGTAAAATCCAATTGCACTTGATTGAAGCGATTCATATTAATAGCACCCGACGGTTGAAGATCCAAAGGAGATGTGTTTAAACAAAAATTATAACAATATAATCCCTCAGGTGCGGCGCCAGCAGTTCTAGTATATTTTTCTATATAATTAAATACGCCAGCGTCTAGTATATTTTCTCTATATTGCCCATCCAGTAAAATACCCATAGCGACTAATATTTCTTTAATATTTTGAGGAGTAAATGTCCCTGAAGTCATATAACCAGTTAAAAGTCCATCCGGATTAACTCCAGGACCGATACTTCCACCATTTTTTAATTTATAATCGCCATATGTAGGAGCGGGCGTGACATCGGAAGGTAAATAATTATATGGCCAGTTCGTATAATTTGTCCATTCATTGCGTAGATTGGCGTCACTTCTTTGAAAATAAAACATCCAACTTGAAATTAAACCAAGCGAGTCTAGATCTACTTTATTTGGACCGGTCACATTATAAAATACCTTTTCATTGACTTGTTTAAATAAATATTTTTGTTCATTTTTTGCAAAAATACGCGATTCATCGTTTGAAAGAAAACAGTAACTTGACATTAAATGTATATTTGGAAACCATACGCTACGTTGGTCTAAATAAGAATTAATTCCTAACTCTATATCTGGAGGTGTTTGCAAAAATCTATACATTTGATTTTGATATTGATTAAAATTAGGCGCAACGTATGGATAATTATTTACCGAATCAAAAACATCTCTAATTTTGAATAATTCTCCTATAGGTCGTATTGTCACATAAATTTGTAATTCATTATATTGTAATGAAACTAAAGGAAATGCCATCTGTGTTTTTAATGTAAACCACGAATTCAATGGAATATACAATTGTCTTCCTCTTATAGAGGGTTCCGCGCCAGCAAGATTTTCTGTATAATAAGAACTTGGATAAGAGTTAACACGACTATTTGCACTTGCTGGGTCAACTAAATCAGGAACATGTCCAATCATTTCATAAAATAATTTCAATTTTTGACCAGTAAAATCTCTTCGTGCCATATTTAAAATATATGAACCCGAATATTCCTGTAGTTTTTGATTACCGCAGTTAATTGTTATTTTTTCAATCATCATTGCACCGATGTAATCAATCCATTTAAACTCATATGGAGCCCAGTCAGTATATGAAGTTGTTCCATCTTGATTTACGTATTCTTGAGGAGGTAAAATTGGACTCCATATGGATGGTAAATCCAATACAATATAAGTATCCATTAATAAATCTGCATATCTTGGAACTTTAAATTGAAATGTAGATGATTCTGACAAACGCAAAGTTGTGCTGCCTTCAAAATCTATACGGAATTTTTGCATACCAAAATTGGTATACTTTAAATAAGCTGCTTTCCAAAAAGTTTTTGAAGGATTACCATTTAATATTACATTTTGTTGTCCACTTGATACTAAATTTAATAATCCACCTGCCATATAATATCAATTGTTAATTAATATTATATATTAATATTTAATTTTAAATAATAATATTTATGATAATATATTTTTACAGGTAAATAATATTATTATATAATAGTAAGTATGGCAAATCAAAATTTGAACTTGAATTCAATATATAATATGAACGAAGATTTTGTTTCTTATTTTATTTTAGCACTTATATTAATTATTGTAATTACGTACATTTCTTATATGATTTATTTGTCAACTCTTGAATCCAAAGAATGTAATTATTTAAACATGTTGTATCCATCAATAAATGGAAATATTAAACCTATATCAAAGAATCAAAGTGTTTGTAATGGTAATTTATATGATTATTACATTAAAACTGCTTTTAATGCTTGCAGTGGAGGAAGTTATCAAAATGATTACGTGGATATTTGTATTTTAAAAAGTATCCTAAAACAGGGAGTCCGTTGTTTAGATTTTGAAATATACAATATTGATAATAACCCAGTTGTATCTAGTAGTAGTTCTAACTCTAAAAATTATTATGTGAAAGAGACATTTAATAGCGTTAAATTCACTGAAGTAATGAAAACAATCAGCAATTATGCTTTTTCAGGGGGAACTGCTCCAAATCCAACAGATCCTTTAATTATTCATTTAAGAATTAAAAGTAATGAGCAAGCCGTCTACAGTAATTTAGCAAAGATATTTAAATCATATGATAATATCATGTTAGGTAAAAATTATAGTTATGAAAATCAAGGAAAAAACATTGGTGCACAACCTTTAACATCCTTTATGAATAAAATTATTTTGATAGTAGATAAATCAAATAATTCTTATTTGGAAAACAAGGAATTTATGGAATATGTAAATATGACCAGCAATTCAGTTTTTATGCACGCGTTATCGTATTATGAAGTTAAAAATACTCCCGATATTAATGAATTAGAACAATTTAATCAAAGATGCATGACGATTGTTTATCCGGATGTTGGTGTAAATCCAAGCAATCCAAGTGGAATGTTATGTAGAGCCGCAGGATGTCAAATGGTCGCAATGCGTTATCAGTATGTAGACAACTTTTTGAAAGAGAATGCAATCTTTTTTGATGAAGGTGGGTATGCTTTTGTGTTAAAACCTGAAAATCTGCGTTATAAACAAGTTACTATTCCTACACCAACGCCACAAAATCCAGCATATTCTTATCAAACGCGAAATGCTAGTAGCCAATATTATAACTTTAACTACTAATTCCACCTTTAGAAAAGGTGGAGCCAAACTGCTTTAGAAAAATCTAAAACCAAACGTAAAACCAAAAAGTTTGCAGTTTGGCTCAACCTTTTCTAAAGGTTGATGATTTATTTTATCTACGTATTATAAGATAGATACAATAAACTAAAAATATGAAAAACAAAGAAAAAAGAACTAAAACTGTAAAACATTATGAACCTTCCACCAAAAATGTATGCAAGGGTTTATCTTTCCAGGATTGTGAATTAGCAATATTGCGTATGGCTGTTGATAACGCGGAAGAAAAACTAGCTAAGCGCGTTGTTAATTCCGAAGAAATCAAAAAAATGATTGTTATTGTAGAGGATTTTATCAAACTCAAAAATTTAATTTGTTATGGAGGCACTGCGATCAACAATATATTACCTTTAGAAGACCAGTTTTATAATAAAGATGTTGAAATACCTGATTATGATTTTTTCACACCTGACGCTTTAAGTGACGCAAAAGAATTAGCAGATTTGTATTATAAAAATGGTTATACTGATGTTGAAGCAAAATCAGGACAACATCACGGCACATACAAAGTGTTTGTCAATTTTATACCAGTTGCCGATTTAACCCAACTTCCAAAAGAAATATACGCCTCACTTAAAAAAGAGTCTGTTAGAGTATCGGGAATATTGTATGCACCTCCTAATTTTTTGAGAATGTCAATGTATTTAGAACTTTCTAGACCTGCAGGAGATATATCAAGATGGGAAAAAGTTCTAAAACGTTTAGCTTTGTTGAATAAAAATTATCCATTAACCTCCATAAACTGCAATGATATAGATTTCCAGAGAGAAATGACAGATAAAACAAATGAAGATGAAATTTATGAAAATGTGAAAAATACATTAGTAAATCAAGGAGTAGTGTTTTTTGGTGGTTACGCTATTTCTCTCTATTCACAATATATGCCGAAAAATTTACAAAAAAAATTAGAAAAAATCGCCGACTTTGATGTAATATCACATGAACCAAAGACGACCGCTGAAATAGTCGTGGAAAGATTGAAAGACGTCGGCATTAATAAGGCAAAAATACTTTACCACAAACCAATTGGTGAGATTATTCCAGAACATTATGAAGTCCGTATAGAAAATGACACTGTTGCATTTATTTATAAGCCAATCGCATGTCATAGTTATAATATTATTAAAATTCACGGACAGAAAGTTAAAATAGCTACAATAGATACCATGTTGAGTTTTTATTTATCATTTTTGTATACAAATCGCGAATATTACAATGAATTCTCGGAGAGAATTTTATGTATGTCAAAATTTCTTTTTGATGTACAACAAAAAAATAGATTACAACAAAAAGGACTGCTAAAGAGGTTTAGAATTATTTGTTACGGTCATCAAGAATCTATTGAAGAAATGCGCGCTCAAAAGGCAAAAAAATTCAAAGAACTCCAGGCCAAAAAAGGGACGCGAGATTATGAAGAATGGTTTTTAAATTACAAACCTGAGACAATGAAAAATAAAGTTGATGGAAGTGAGAAAAATAAAAACAGTAAAAACAGTAAAAAAATAAACACGAAGAAGACAAAAAGGACAACAACAACAAAGAAAAATAATACGCAAAAACATAAGGGACAAAAGAAAAAAAACCCAAAAAGCGTATTTAATTTTGGGTTTGAATTGAAAAATGACCCTTATAAGAAATAAAATCAGTAAATTTGGCTCCACTTTACCTTTTGTAAAAAGGTAAAACCAAAAAATTAGCGATTTGGCTCCACTTTACCTTTTGTAAAAAGGTAAAACCAAAAAATTAGCGATTTGGCTCCACTTTACCTTTTG